AAAACGTAATAATAGAAGTTTACGTCGTTATGAAGTTGAAGGTTCCGGCAATAAAAACACCAAACGAAATAACCGCACATTAAGATCATATGAAGCAACGAAAATGTTTGATGAGTTAGTTAAAGGAATGGTAATAACATCTAGTGACGATTCTTTCGGTGAAGATGATTATGTTCCATCTTGTGTAGAAGATTCTGATATAATTGATATCACCAAACATACAGATTTTGATGAGGGTGAGAATATTCAAATCAAGTTTCCAAATGTTAGCACTGCAACTTTTGAGGGTACCGAAGCTATATTATCAACAGCTAAGTATGAGAGTGCAGTTGACCCAAACGCAAATATGATTCTGAAACGAGTTCGTGACGAATTGACGGTGCAAGTTTACAGTACTGAATCAGAGGGTGCAGCATTGTTTGGAATTGGTGTGGGAGATTACATCATTTTCCCATCGCATCTTGTTATGGATGAGAAAGAGATAGTCTTATTCAGGAGATCTACAGGAGCATGTGTATTAAATAAAGAGCTATATTATGCACGTGTAGTAAAGTACCGTAAAGATTGGGAATTATGTGGTGCTATCATACTCCCATTAAAAGACCCATTATACAAAAAGTTACAATCTGAAGTTAGACCAACACAAAATTTGACTTTCCCAAGGAGTGCACTTAACTATGTGCCTAAAGATAGTGACGTTGGAAATCGTTCATTGACTAAATATTGTCTTCAATATCTCCCAAAACAAGGATTTATAATTCCAGGCATGATCAATTATGTCAAGAATTACGAAGGTAAACTCTCAGGGATTGATGTGAAGTGTGAAATTTTTGCTATGCAAACTCTTCCTATGATGAATGCACAAACTGTACCAGGAGATTGTGGAGGGGCTGTTATGATGTTACATCCTAGAAGTACGCGAAAACTTATTGGAATGCACATTGGTTCAGCCACTAATGTTGTTACCATGAGAGATGGGTGTTTGGATAGTAGATCAACAGGATTAATTGCAATTTTGAGTTTAGATAGATTACACATTTTGACAGAAAAGACATATGTTTCAGAAGGTGGCTTCCAATCAGGAACTGGATTTCCAACCATTACATGGGCAAAACCAAATAAATATGACAATTTACATACATTAATATCAGATGACGACATAGGAGTGCATCTACCTATTGATGAACATGATTCAATTAAGTATTATGGCGATTTGATGAAGAATCAACCACCTTGTGATATAAAAGGAAGAACATCTCATTACAAAACTCCATTTTATGGTTGTTTTGCAGAATCCAAGAAACCATCTGCGTTGGTTGAATCACATGTTCCAGATACATCTAAATTGCTTAAAGACGCGAATGGTAAACCATCGATTTTAGTTACACAATTGTCTGGCTATGCAGGCAAAACTTACGAAATCCCAGCGGATATAATGGAAACTATGATATCACAAATGAAAGATTATATGATTGATGTATTACAAGGACATGCTGTGGGAACATCAAGCAACTGCAAAACAGCAATGTGGGAAGCTTTGAATGGTCAATATTTCAATGATGATTTCGATAAAGTTAATGAGAAAAGTTCTGCTGGTATTCCATGGACAAACATGGGAGCAAACTCCAAGAATGATTTCCTTGAACAAAAACGTATACTGAATATGTATAGGACGTGTGATGAAGATAGATTCGTAAATGGATTTTACCTGAAAGATGATAAGTTGACCAAATATTTTAAGCGAGTATTTAACAACAAGATGGAACAAGCTAAACACCTCAAACGTACTTTTAGTATATGGAAAGCATGTTTGAAGGATGAATTGAGAAAGATCGAAAAGGTTCAGTATGGTGCTACTAGAGCATTTATAGCTCCACCAATGGAATCTTTCTTAATGGGAAGGTTTTTATTTGGTAGATGGAAAGCAGCATTCAAGTCTAATCAAGAG